GACGATCTTATTGCAGGTTGGATACAAGCACACCCTAATGATAATCATGTTATTATTAGTACTGACGGTGACTTTGCACAACTTATTGCACCTAACGTAAAACAATACAATGGTGTTAGCAATACAGTAATTACACACGAAGGTTACTTTGACGATAAGAAGAAGAAACCCGTACTTGACAAAAAGACAGGAGAACCTAAGCCTGCACCTAATCCACAATTTATGTTGTTTGAGAAGTGTATGCGAGGTGACACAAGTGACAATGTGTTTAGTGCTTATCCTGGTGTAAGAACAAAAGGCACTAAGAACAAAGTCGGACTAATTGAAGCATTTGAAGATAGAGAAACTAAAGGCTTTAATTGGAATAACATGATGCTACAACGTTGGACAGATCACGATGGTGTAGAGCATCGTGTATTAGATGACTATCAACGTAACGTGGTACTTTGCGACTTGACTGCACAGCCAGGTAATATTAGAAGTATAATTAACGATGTAGTAGAAGATGCTATGGAAAAACCTAAAGCAGTTACACAAGTAGGTATGCGACTAATGAAATTTTGTGCAAAACATGATATGCAACGTATCGCAGATAACATTCAACTTTATGCTGACCCGCTTAATGCGAGGTACACATAATGGAGGTAAAAATGACAATAAAGGCAAAACCAATACTAAAAAATAAATTTTGGATTGTTGAGAAAGATGGCGAAAGAATCGGTACACTTTCTAAACAAGAAGACAAAAGGTATATGTATAGTTGTTCTACAGGCACAGACTATTTTACTGATATAAAGGCTTTCAACAATTACATAGGTGGATTAAGTTTTGATAAAGCAACTATTTCAGATGGTAGCAATGCAGTAAAAGAAATACACGGTTTTTCAACATCTAGTACACCTTATAATGTAATGTACAATGTACAAAAGAAATTACCGCTTTTTACTAAAAGTAAAAAATCTAAGAGCTTGTATGCGGCGGGCTATTACATTATTCATTTTGATAAAGGTTGGGTACGAAGTTTCTGTCCTAAGTTAGTAACACTTGAAAAGTATGAATATAAAGGACCTTTCAAAACTGAATTTACTATGAGACAGGAATTATCAGATGCAAACAAACGAGCCAATTAACACTATACCAATTCAGCAGTTTATACAAATTGTTAAGACTGCTGAAGCAAGTAATCAAAAAGAAATAAGGATTCCATTAACACAAGCAAAAGCACTTGCCTATGCTTTAGGAACTGTAATGGCAAACCATCAAGGAAGATTAGAAAAACTTATTATTGATAACAAATCTAATGCTGACGAAGAAGTAGTAACTGTAACTATGGACGGTGGGAGTGATTGGAAATGAAGTGGTTTATTGTAGTTTTATTTCTACTTGATCCAAATGCTGATATCACTGCTGATAGAGATATCTACGTATTTACAGAACCAACATTTGAGACTCAAGAACAATGTCAATCAGATGTTGTTGATCCAGCAGTTTATCCTACTCTAGTACAAAAACTGTTGCTTGAATACAAGTATCCTAGGAAGATACAAAATGTATTTTGTGTAAGCGAAAAAGAACTTAGGCAAATACTAGGTGCTTTAACGGCAAAACAAGTGAAATACTAGTAGTTTTCTACTAAAAAAAGATAAATATATGCGTAGTTAATTAAAAGGATTACGCATATGAGTAGACCAAAACCAACAATTATTTTAGAGAATGTAGACAAAGCATCTTACAAGTGTGAGCAAGTTTTGCAAGCAGAAGCCATATGGGCAGTGTTCTATAAAGGCGCTCCATTCAATCTAAAAACATCAAACGCAATTACGAATTATCCAGGTCCTAAGTATAAGAAAGTATCTTTCTCTAATCCAGGACATGCACACAATCTAGCAAAGAAACTAAATGATCTTTTCAAAAGCGAAGACTTCGCTGTATACAAGCTGACATCGGGCGAACTGGTTACAGATGAATGAACTGGAAAGAAACATACACTAAGGTATTCTTAAAGCAATCAGACATCGCTATTAGTGACGCTAATATTAAGCAGTATATGGCGGACTGGTGGCAGAACAATAGAGGCAAAACTGAAGGCGGTTTACGTCTTACAGAAGATGGCTTTGATTTCTTGCATGATACTTTAGAAATACAAATGTATGAAATACCTTTTCCAAAAGATTTCAAATTTACTACCCAGACATATATCTTTTTAGACCAATTTATTACTTGTCCATACTACCTTACTAATCGTAGTATATGGGTTACAGACGAAAAAAAGAGTATGGAACTGCATCTTTTCAGCGGAGATCTACGCAAATACGGTCTTACAAAAGCAATGAAAAGACACGAGTAACACATACTAACACCCCAGAAAAGCGTTAAATGGCATTTAAGAGCCATTTAGACACCAAAATCGTGCATTTTAGACGCCTAAAATGGTGGTGATTTCTTTTGCTATCTTTTATAATAAACCAAATTATTTGTCCAAAATAGGTTGACCTTTGAGTAGAACGAGTGTATTATATATACATACTTAGAAATTAAGTATGGCACTGATAAAAATGAAAGAGGAATATACAATGGAAACTACCGCACTACGTACAGTATCGCCCAATCAAGCTAAAAAAAGCATTATGAGGGCATTCAAGAAAAAACGTCCTATCTTTATGTGGGGACCTCCAGGCATTGGTAAATCTGATGTTGTTGGACAGATTACAGAATCGCTTAAGAATTCACATTTGATTGACATTCGTTTGTCACTTTGGGAACCTACAGATATTAAAGGTATTCCATATTATGCGGCCAACGATAATGTAATGGCTTGGGCACCACCGCAAGAACTTCCAACAGAAGAGTTTGCTAAGAAGTTCAAATATGTTGTTTTATTCTTAGACGAAATGAATTCTGCGGCACCGGCAGTACAAGCGGCGGCTTACCAACTTATTCTAAACAGACGTATTGGACAATACAAATTGCCCGATAATGTTCTTATTGTTGCGGCTGGTAATAGAGAAGCTGACAAAGGTGTTACTTATAGAATGCCTGCTCCGTTGGCAAACAGATTTGTTCACTTAGAGCTTGCAGTTGATTTTGATGACTGGATGCAGTGGGCAACTGAAAACCATATACATCCTGATGTTGTTGGTTATTTGAATTTTAGCAAGAAAGACTTGTATGACTTTGATCCTAAAAGTCCAAGCCGTTCATTTGCTACACCTCGTTCTTGGTCATTTGTATCTGAACTTATTGAAGATGATGATGACGAGAATACCACTACTGATTTAGTTAGTGGTTCTGTCGGCGAAGGACTTGCCGTTAAGTTTATGGCGCATCGTAAGGTTGCTTCGAAACTTCCTGATCCTACTGAAATACTTTTAGGTAAGGTTGAGAAGTGTGAAACTAAAGAAATCAGTGCCATGTATTCCTTGACTGTTTCACTTTGCTATGAACTTAAAGACGCTTGCGATAAGAACGATAAAAAGTTTGACAATAAAGTAAACAACTTTTTACGTTTTGCAATGGATAATTTTGATACCGAATTGGTTGTCATGGGTATCAAACTTGCTCTTACACAATACTCACTTCCAATCGATCCAGATGAAGTTGAGTGTTTTGATGAGTTCCATGAGCGTTTTGGTAAGTATATTTCAGCCGCACAAAGCGCCTAAGGCGTGGGGATATTGGACAAGGCATACTAAGACCTTGTCCAGTATTTCTCCAAAACTGTTGACATATGATAGTAAATATAGTATACTGTAAGAACAATAAGGCACTGAAGGAGTACAAATTATGGGCATAGAAACAAAAGGTTTTCAACCAAATCCAGACATTACAAAAGAAGAACTAGAAGCTATGAGAATAGATGTAGCTGATAGAATTATTGTAGCAAGGGTTGGTTTGCTTCTAAGACATCCATTCTTTGGTAACATGGCTACTAGACTTATTGTTAAACATTGTGATGACTGGTGTCCTACTGCCGCAACAGACGGCAGACATTTGTATTACAATACACAATTTTTTAATGCACTTTCTAACAAAGAAATAGAATTTGTAATCGCACACGAAATATTGCATTGTGTCTTTGATCATATCGTTAGACGAGAAGGTCGTATTCCTATTTTACACAATATCGCGTGTGATTACATCGTAAACAATACACTGGTACGTGATCGTATTGGTGAGATGGTAAAACTTGTTCAGTGTTATCAAGACTTCAAATATGAAGGTTGGACTAGTGAAGCAGTATATGATGAATTATTTAAGAAAGCAGAAGAGAACGGTCAAGAGTATCTAAAGCAATTAGGTGATTTACTTGACGAACACGTAGACTGGGAAGAAGCTCCAGAAAGTGATTCTAAAGATTCAAAAGGTAAAAAAGCCGAAAAAGGCGAAGGTAGACCTACATATACAAAAGATGAACTTAAAAAGATACGTGACGAAATAAAAGAAAACATGATAAGTTCTGCACAGGCGGCAGGTGCTGGTAATACACCTAAAGAAGTGCAACGTATTATCAAAGAATTAACAGAACCTAAAATGAACTGGCGTGAATTGTTGCGTCAGCAAATTCAATCTACAATTAGAAATGATTACACATTTAGTCGTCCTTCACGTAAAGGTTGGCATACTGGTGCAGTACTTCCTGGTATGAACTTTATGGATACTATTGATGTTGCTATAGGAATTGATATGAGTGGCTCTATAGGTGATAGTCAAGCAAAAGTATTCCTTAGTGAAGTAAAAGGTATTATGGACGAGTACAAAGATTACAACATCAAGTTATGGTGTTTTGATACTGCCGTTTACAACGAAGCAGACTTTAGTGCAGATGGCGGAGAAGACTTAATGGACTATGATGTACAAGGCGGTGGTGGCACTGAGTTTATGTGTAACTGGGAGTATATGAAAGAAAACGATATTACGCCTAAGAAGTTTATTATGTTTACAGACGGATATCCATTTGGTAGCTGGGGTGAAGCAGACTACTGTGAAACCGTGTTTATTATTCATGGTCATCATGATAAAAATACAAAGGCTCCATTTGGTGTAACTGCTCATTATGAGGAGGCGGCTTGAAATTAAAAACTAGATTTACAGCCCACGATTATTTTGATAT